ATCGGTTTACTGTGACCTTTTCGCGTTCTCTTTCGTCTCATAGGGTATAAAATCGGTTAGGTTTTCAATAAAGAATAAATAGTCGCTATTACCGGAATGATAGCAGGTAAAAGGGACCCGACTCTCAGTAAGATATTCAACGATATCAAAGAAGCAATCTTCTGATACACGGATAGTAAGGCGGTCAGTTTCGGGATTGTACTTTATTCGCGACATAAACGGATGAGGTTTGCGATGGTGGGAGGAGCGCTAACGCGCTCCTCTACCAAGCGGAATTGTTTCACAAGGGGTCTATTTAGTTTGCGGTTTCAGTTTCAGGATCTTCGATGGGCTCCAAGGCAAGCAACTGCATAGCCTTACGAAGTTCTGCACGCTGATTAATTAGGTGCATAAAAACCGAAAGGGAAACCTCGTCAGAATACCAACGAGGGAAAGTAGCTATCTTTTCGAGTTTATCACCGACAGCAAGAAGTTCAGTCTCCATCTTTTCGCGAAGGTCAATTTGTTGTTGTGTTGTCATAACTTTATTCGTTTTTAATTAAGGTACCACGATAATGATACTCCAACTCTCCGGTACCTTTGTAAGAGAGCGTGGAACGTGAACAAGAGGCAGGCAAGGCGCCAAGGATTAAAATGATAAATCCTAAAGTGACAAGCCACCAGCAGATAAAGGCAATAATCTTTCCTAAATCATTCATAACTAAGGGGCTTAAATATGTCAAAGAACTGAAGCGAGGCAGATTATCTCTACCAACAGCACAAAGATAATGAAAATTTCGATGATTACAAAGGTTTTTTTCATTTATTTAATCGAATTCATCATGGAAGCGGAAGCGCTAAGCGCTTGAATCATGATTTTAGTTTCGTAAGTGGAAATTTCCTTCTCAGTGAGGGCGGTTTGTGCAGCTGTACGTTTTATCTGTTCCAACATGTTTGGTCCGTACATCTGAAGTATGACATTACGGAGGGCGGACTCTATCTGAATAGGAGATTTACGGTTATTCTGAATAGTGGTACGAGAACCTTCGGCACCCCAAAAGTTCTTATTACCTTTAGTGGAGAAGCCTAAACCATCAAGGGATGAACGAGACGCGCCAAGGCGCTCAGCGGAATTTCTGTACATTGTTGAATCCATCACGTCATCTCCATAAAGACCATAAGCAGTTGTAAGGGTCTCCATATCTTGTTGGAAACCGCGTTTCCACATGAGAGATGTTTGTGCCTCATTAAGTCTAACGCCGGATTCATGGAGAGCCTTAAGGGCACCAGCAACAGCGGTATTCGCCTCATACATTCGCGTCATCGTATCCATTAATTGACGGTCTCGCTTAGAATGCTCAATGCCTTCCATAATCGATTTAAAGGTAGCTTTAGCATTCTCCAAGGATTGAGACATATTAGCGACTTGAATATCCTTTGTAGCCTCAAATAGGTCCTTATTCATTGCGAGAAGAGCATTCTCCATTTTCTTGCCTTCAATGCCGAGACGCTGGAACTCAGCGGTAGCTTTAAGTATAGGGGCTTGCAACTCGTTTAAAGTAGTCTCCGAGGACTGTTTATCGGTATTCGCCTCGATGTTGTCAGTTTCTGCATCCGTTTTACGTAACTGTGCCATCTGCATAGCTCCATTCATAGCAGAGGAAACAGGAGAGCCTAGATTCGCACCGGAGGAAGAGGGCATGAAGCCAGAACCAGAGGTGCCAGCGCCAGCAACAGCACCGGAATCCAACATACCGGACTTTTCAGAAGCTATACGTCTACCGACACCATTCTCATAATCAAAGGTAGCAAGGTCTCGCTTTTGTTGCGCATCAGAAGCTTGTTGATTGTACTGATACTGCAACTTCATTAACTGTTTTTGGTATCGTTTATTCTGCATATTCGTAAACACAGAACCGACACCTGATACAATACCGCCAGCAGTTGCAGAGTTTAGAAAATCACCCATAATTGTGTAATTTTGAATTAAAGAATCTTAGAAAGTGTGATAAGCGGAAGTCCATTCCGCAGTTATCATATATATATCAAGAGAGGCCTATCGGCACTTTCTTAAAGCGGTAAAGGAGCCCCTATTGGGGCTCCATGTTAATTACCAGTGTTAGCAGACTCAGTAGAACTTGATTCGGAAGTGTTAACCACAGCAGAGCCAGTGCTACTATTACTACCAGCAAGACCAGCAAGGGACGCTTGGTAAGAAGTACCTGCATTGACGATAGCGGATTCTGCCATATCGAGGCGGTCAGTACGAATATCCGATTGAGGGTCGTACACACTTGCGTCCTCATCTTCGCCAAGAGCGATGGGAACTGATTGTGGAATAACTCCAGTATCTCGGAAATAATTAAGTTGGTCTTGCAACGAAGAGCAGACAAAACAGTCAAAATATTCATCTCTATAATCCATATTACAATGTAGGCATTAATGATTTACTAATTGGTCTTCGAGCCTTAAAGTCGAAGTAAAAGTTAATGAAGAAGTTATCTACATTCTGATATACAAACGGAAATTGGAACTGCCAATCACGTACATACGAGGTAGCGCTGAAAGATGTATCGATAATCGAACGCGAGTAATTACCATACGTAGAAAGCTGAAAAGACGAACCATATTGTCCATATACAGACATACCAGTTGCTACAAGAGAAGCATAAGTAGGCGAGGCACCAACGGGCGATGTAGTATCCGTACCTGATGAACCATAGAAAATGGAAGAACCAGTAGATACAGGAATATTAGCGGAACCATTAGAAGCAACAGAAGTACTTGCTAACTGATAGGTCTGAAAACCACGATTGTTAACCCAGTAGGGAAGGTCACCGAGGAACTGGTTAAAGCGTCCGTGCGACTCATTAAGTGCGGTCATGTACTCAGTGTATGCAGGCTGATAACCAATACCAAGTCCAAAAGGATTGTTAGAAGAAAGATTCTGAGAATCGGGAAAGGGGCTATAAAACGAAGTAGCGGTCCACGTAGGCTGAGAGCTATAATTATATTTCATTAACGGCTGAAAACCAATATTCTGAAGCTGAGGCTGATAAAGGTCTTGCAACTGAATTTTCGTATAAAGCGGATTAGTACGAGAACTATACGATACGTTAGGTTTAATCGTGTACAACGCCATAATATAACCGTGCTCAGAAGCGGTGAAATGAATGTTACGGCTATTTAAAGAGCCGTATCCTTTACCACCTTGAACACCGAGCGAGGAAGCCTCATTAAGACCATCTCCACCGCCATAAGGGCTATTAGAACCGTCATAATCAAAGTTAGTAGCAGTCACATCATCAAAGAGAATCTGAGACGAGATACAACCGAGCAATTCGGGAATGCAGAGATTTTTATTAGTACGAATACCAAACTGAGCATAAACCCAGTCATCATAACGACCACCGGAAACGATAGAGCGCTCATAGGCTTTTTGCATATGATTAGCTACACGCAACTGATTAACAGTAAAATATCCATCATCTACACCAACGGAATTTTGTGTTACCAAAGTCTCATACTGCGAAGAAGAAAGATAAGCGGTAAGCATATCGGAATTATGAGTACAGAAGAGCAAGCCAGCACCATTAAACGGAACGAACTGTCCCCAATCATTAGAGACAGCCATCAAATTAAGAGACGAAGAGGTGCCATAACGCTGAGCATAAGACGAGTCAGAGGGAGCAATACCAAGCCAACGAGTAGCATTAAACACTGGATTAGAATCCGAAATACCGGAGGGGGTAGAACTCCACGTAGAACCATTCCAAACAGAAGGAGAGCCGAAACTAGCCTTTAACTGAACAGCAGAAGTAGGAGTAGCGGAAACTAAGTTATAAGTACCAGTGAATGCAGTCTGCCAAGCCTTAGTAAAGTCAAGACCATCAGTAAGGGTAAACTGTCGGATAAAAGTATCAAGAGAAGCGAGGGACAACATAGATACAGACTCCTGCGCGAGCATTGCAGACCATACACCGGAGGAATAGGAAGCATTAGTATAAACAGACGAGTAATACTCTTGACAGTAACCAGCAGAAGTACAATAATCACGACGCAAAATAGGGAACGTCAACTCTTGTGTGTTAGCGTAATAGTTACGGAAAATATCGAAGTAACCAATTAGCGGAATAGCATTAAACCATCGTGCACCAGCAGAAGCCGACACATTAGAGGTAGTACCAGCAGGAATACCGAGGAAATCTAACAACGTACCACGACACACTGGACCGACATAGGGAATAGTAGAGCGCCAAGGATTAGAGGTAGTACCACCTAGAACCTTAGAGATAGTAAATACTGGGAACTTACTATTGTAATTCGAGGTCATAAGATTTCCACCAGCGGAAGCACCAACGGCAGAAGTACCAGTTGTTTGGTAACTCAAATTATTATTTTGGTCCAAAGTCTGAGAATAAAGACGAGATGGAACAAAAAAGAAAGTAAGCTGTTGCTTAAACGAACCCATAAAGGGCGAAGTCATAGGGGACGTTTTAACGTCATTAGTACACCTAATGTTCATAGTATCACCGGGCAAGCATTCTTCGACAAGAACAGGGTAGATACGACCAATAGATGCGCTAAATTTGTTGGAGCGAGACAAATCAAAGTTACTAAACTTTGGTTTACTCATTAGCATTTCTTTTAGCAGTGCCATAATGTTTTAATGTTTAAATAAGTATTAAAAGGGTTTAACATGATAGACTTTAGGTTAAAGAAAATATCTTGCTGATAAGTGGTAGGAGTGGGCTTATCAGATAGAAAACACTCCAAAGGATTGCCACTACATACAAGAGACCCATAACTACGGGAGCGGAAACTCGAGCCATTTTGTAAAGAAAGGTTGTAACGTCTTGTCCTATCTTGGACAAATACAGAATAGTCGCTAAAAGTAGACAACCAATAGGGCGGAGTAGAAAGACGTAGAATCTGATTAAAAAGACTATATATTCGTAACTCACTCTCCGTACACGCTTTGGTAAGGTAATAGCGCGGAGCGGATACCATACGACCGTTACAATGAATTTTGATATTATTCGCCTTATCACGATGAACACGTCTAATAAAGTCCGAGTCAATAGCAGATTTACCAAGACCGGGGCTGACAAAAACACGAGGGATATAACCAGTATTAGAATCATATTTAGTAATGTATTTAGTAATGTAAGTTACAGTCGCAGGGGAACACCACCCAGTCCAAGTGTGACCAATTTTCCAGAGGCTCTTAAGGACTCGATTAACACGTTTAATAAGCGGATTTTTACGGTTAGGGACAAATCGGGCACCAAAGAGAATGCCGTGGAAATGCAAGCGTCCCTGAGGATTACCTTTTCCTGCATGCGAGCCTTTTTCAGTGACGAGGAAATAGCGTAAAGAGTGGCCATATCGTTTTCTGTATAAGTCTGTGAAACGCCTAACAGCAGACTGGGGGTCATCTTTATACTTGTCATAATTTTGAGGATTGATTGTAAGTGTAACAAATATTGCGGAACTGTGATTGCCTAATAAGTACTCATGCATAACGCGAGTACGCCATTCAGAGCCACGTTTTTTCATACACTCAGCGCAACGACCACAAGGGACCTCAATCCAATCCAAACGAGTCTCACGTACATGTTTAATATAAGCGATTTTCGCTTTATCATCGGTAATATCCTTAGGTACTCTAATAGGTCGGACAGAATTATGTATCTTAAGTGGATTTAAACACATGGGCGTAAAAAAAAATATTAGTTTATTGGTTTTGCTGTATGTACAGCGCTCATACTCCTATCTCACATTGATACTCGCGCACACGCGGAGACGCGCGCGCACGTTATAATCAAATGTGTTCGATAGGAGCAATCGCGCTGTTGCGCAAAGCACCAGCTTTGCGGGCTCGGACTAACGTCCTCGAAGGTATTTTATGCAATAAATTGCAGGGCTAACGCCCAACGTACAGAAAAGCCCGAAGAACGTGCTTCGCACAACCTTCGGGTCTTTTCGTACTTACTATAATCGGTCACCACCGAGGGTACATCGTATCGGTTTACTGTGACCTTTTCGCGTTCTCTTTCGTCTCATAGGGTATAAAATCGGTTAGGTTTTCAATAAAGAATAAATAGTCGCTATTACCGGAATGATAGCAGGTAAAAGGGACCCGACTCTCA